GTCCCGTGTGCCAAGGAGAAAAGCGGAAAGGACGGGTACAAACCGAGCGGTTGCCCGCGGGTCCATTGGACCGTACGGGGGGCCTTATCGTAGGTGACGTTTTTAGTCATCACCCACTCAGTTCTCGCTGCTACTTGAAAAAGACGCAGCTGCGATTCCGCCAACGCTAACTTGCTAGGATCTAGATGTTTTGCCGCCAGAAGCCACGCTAGATAAATTTGCGTGTTTAGGGGGAAGTGATCCGTCGCATTTGACAAGTCAAAAGAATGTATTTTAGCCGTTAAGGCGTCATCACTCTTTCTTATGGTCGCATTTGACTGTAACACCTTCTTTATAAAAGGTATCGCCTTGCCCTGGTTCTAAAACAATCCCACGGTAGTTCGGCTGTGATGCCGAATAGCCAGTCTCCTAATGGTTGAAGTGTGTATTGAACTACACGATTTGGGTTGGCAATCCATCTACCTTTAAACCCAGGCTCTTGAATACAGGATATTTTACCTGTAGGTCCATCACCAGTAATACCGGAAATGTTAAAATTCCCCAACACTTGGTCTTGTACATAAAAGCCATCTTCGGGTAATAAACCCTCGAGACTCCGACGCGCAATGCGGGAGAACCTTGTCTTAGCGTACTCGGTTATCTGAGTCGCCAAGTCATCCTCTGGTACAGTAGATCCATCTACTTTAGGTGCCCTTTTATTTCGGGACCATCCAAGGGACTCACCATAAGGAACTTGGTGAGAGTAAAAGTCATGGATTTTGGAACGCGAAAGTAAGCCAACTGCTTTCACAGTCAGATCGTCCCATTCGTGTTGTAAGTCCTCCTCTGGAGACTCTACAGCTTTCAACCACTTCTGCTCTTGTTTCTTTGTTACCGAGCGTGACACATGGGCACTATATATCATTAGTGCTGCTAAGGATCGCTTGTAGCCCTTCCATAACAACGCCTCGATTTGACGGAACGGTCCTACCAAATGACCATTCCTAGTGCGCACATACGGGGAGACCTTATCAAGGTTTTGACCCCGAATGGCTAAAACGGACTGCTTTATCTCTTTAAGATGAGCAACTGTCCACTCAGTACCGGACCTTTCAATCCAGTAATCGCACTGCCGCACAATTTGTACAGCAGATGCACGTGGACATCCACATATGACAAGGCGTTCGACCAATTGCTGTGTTTTATACACAGTCTTTCCTCCTATCGGATAGATAGACGCAATATTTAGATCACACGACCTGCGTTCACTAAGGGGCTTAAAAGCGCTGACCCATAAAGGGTC